AGCGGCTGACCGAGATTTATGAGGAAGCCCCGAACGAGACCACCGAAGACGACGACGTTGCCAAGTTCCTGTCCATCACTGAGGAACAGGGCTACCGGCTTGTAGGGGTCCTGCCCGACCACCAGATTTGGGACGGTGAGGGTGGAGCGGCAGGCAAGATTGGTTCCATGCTCATCCTGCACAAAGACGGAGACGCCTGACGAACAGCACAGCAAAGAGGCCCGGTAGCAATTACCGGGCCTCTTGCCTTTCACCGAGGGAGGAAAAATCAGAAGAAGAATCCGATGAGTTCCATGAGGAAGGCTTTCTCTTGGGCACTTTGGATAATTCTTTCCAGTTGGTCAGTGACGTGCAGCGTCGTGTCTGACCAACATTGCTCTGCCGCGTAGTGCGACCCCATCGTGTAGTCGTAGTAGTCATAGGATTCCACCCACGGCCAATCCTCTGCCCAAACGCCGAACGTATCTTCCACGGCAGGCCAGATGTAGCCCTCATAGATTGACTGCTGACCTTCGTTGCATCCGAAAAGACGTTCGGCCCATATTTCCTCTTGCAGGTAATATGCTTTCTCATAGTCCCACTCGATTCTGGACTGTAGTGCTTCAACATTAGGCATTAGGCTAGAGTCTCCCTGATTTCAGCGATGTTCTGAGCGACTGACTTAGGGATATTGCGTGCAAGCGTGTGACGCCAGCCAACGACTGAGCCAAGTGCGTCGTACTGTGGGTTAGCATCAGTGACGTACATGTCATATGGGTTACCGCTCACCTGAAAGATGGTCGTTCCATTGCGGTCCTGCACATGGCGGATTGCGCTCATTAGTTCGATTGGCTCACGGGTAGCCAAGTACACCAAGCCCTGCCCAGCAGGAAGCACAAGACCCTTACGCGAATCAAGGAGCGTGTAAGAGATTGTGTTCTGACCTGTGATTGGGTCTTGCTCAGTGACGCGTGTGTATACGTCAAAAGTGTTATCGAACCTGAAAACGGTATCTGTTCTCATTATTCATACCTCCATCCCGACTCGCCTACTAGAGGCGCGAAGATAGAGCCAGTCTTAACGGAGCGCATGCGCTTCCATGACAGGCGCTGGCAAGAAATGACGGCTAGCGGTGCCACAAATGGGCTAACTAGGTCGCCCTGCTTGAACGAGATAGATGCTCCGAACTGGGACAACTGAGATACAGACATTTGCTCAAAGATGCGAGACGGGTCTTCCTTCATGTAGGCAGCCTGATACGCCGTTGCTCGTCCGAGCAACATTGTGTCGTAAGCGTCTTCCACTTCGATTTCAAGTCGTCCAACGTATGACTCGATAATGGCCTGTGCCCTAAAGATTAGGTCACTGTCCACTTCGTAGCCAGTCAGTCTTTCAACATTCTCTGCTGTTACAAACATCAGTTAACACCTCCTAGTCGTCTAACTTTGATTGTGTGTGTGGTTGTGTAGTCCTTGGTACCGCTCGGGCCACTGATTTCCAGTTGCAATAGGTACTCTCCCGGTTCCTCAAACAAAGACCTGTCGGTAGGCCAACGGAACACAAAGCGTCCTGTGTTGGCACCGCTGCTCTGTAGGGTTGAGCCGGTTAGGTCTACTTCCTCGTTGTCTTGGTTAAGCAAGCGCACGCTGAATGACGTGTACTGACTTAGGTTCAACGGTGCCCCGATTGCGTCGTAAACGCGAAGCGGCAACGGTGCAGACGGAATCTGCCCCGTCCAGAATTGGCTAATACTCATTATGATTCCTCCTTTAGGTAAAGTTCTGCCTCAACGTTTTGGTACAGGATTAGAGCGATGTGCTCCCCGCCTGCGTGTACTGGGTCGAATGGTTCGACCAGTTCTGCCGTTGCCTCAAATGGGCTGGCTAGAACTCGCTGTCCGTACTGGCTGAATGAGGCCTCAGCAAGCATCGGCAACGTGGAAACTGCTGCGTCTGGTGATGGTCCCTGTGTTGCTAGGACGGCAAGAGCAAGCATTGGCTGTGCGCCTGAGACGACAGACCTGCGAGCCTCAACCGTGGCGGTCGGCATCTCAGCGGTAGCGGTCAGAGGGGTAGACCTGACGGTTGCTGCGCCTTCTTCTTCCTCGACCATGGCAGCCAGCCAGTACATGCCGCGAGAGACCATTTCCAGACGTGCGTGGGCCTCTAGTGGGAACAACTGACCGGACCTGACCATGACCAGTTCTGGACTGTCACCGCCGCCACCAATCTTGATGACTTGGAACTCGCCATTAGGTAGCGCGATGGTGACTGTCTCGGTTGCCTCGCTGCCTGTGACTGTCAGACTGGTGCGGGTCCATGAGTAGTCCCACTCCTTCTGAGCGGTGGTCTCTACCGCGTAGCCCTCAGGCCAGCCGGTAGGACCGTCAGGAAGCGTCTGGCTAACAACCGCTAGGCCGTAGGAAGGCTGCTCAGTGAAGTTGACAAAGATGCGGCCACCGACTGCCTGACCGTTAAGGGTGTCTCCCTCACGGACAACGATGGTGGTTGCGTAATTTTTGTAAGGGTTGTCAACTTCGGCCTTGCCAACCCACTGCTTTGCACCGAAGGTGGTTACAACGGTTCCTGCCTTGACGTGTCCCGGCGGGGTAGCCCATGTGCCGTTAAAGCGGTGGTAGCGCCTCTCAGCAATGTCTAGCCACTTTGCACCGATGGACTCTGAGCCGTTGAAGATGTACTCGTCACCGATGGACAAGCCTTCCTCACGCCTCAGGTACTTGTATGCCGCGCCCTGCCAGCCGTACTGGTCATAATCGACGTGCCACACAGCATCGGCAATCATCCAACTAGGCAGGTCGGTCAGACCTTCCACGTTGGCACGCACACGGAAGCGGTTATTGTTGTTGGTGTCGTGGTAGAAGTAGGCCTTGTTTTCTAGGAAGGACGCGTTTAGGTTCTGCGTCTCACCGATACCGGCTGCGTAGTTGCCTCCGGTTAGACCGTCGCTGGCAGCGATGTTCCAAGGGAACTTCAATGCAGAGCCGTAGTCGTAAAGGCCGTAGGCAGCACCTTGGGCACCGCTGTACTTGGTTTCCTTCCACGTTGGGACAAACTCAACACGGTCAATGACGCCTAGGTCTACCGCCATGCGAGGGTTGGTAACCAGCAAGCCCTTACCGTCGTTAACGGCGTCTAGCAACTGGCTAACAAGCCTGTCCTTTTGGGCAGGGAAGTTGTAGGTAATGTCGTCCAGTTCGTCTGACTCGTCCGGCCAGTCCTTGAACAGAATTACGTCGTAATCGGCAAGGTCAACGTCTGTCTCTAGATTGATTAGGCTTGGGTCGTCAGTCAACGGGTCGCGGTAGGAAGTGTTGTCTGTGTTAATACGGGCACTGCGAGCAAACACCTTGAATCCGTGGTAGTCGCCTACACGTTCCTCATAGGTGAACGGGACGTTAGGTGCTTGGAACGCACGCTCAACGAATCCGGTCATAGGGTCGAATGACTGGCTCCACTCGATACCGTCGCCTGTCTGGAAGACCTCGTCTGTAGCGTTGAAGTAAAGGTAAAGTGCCTTCTTCTGGTTACCGCCACCCTTGGCCTCTACAATCGTCGCGCTTGCGTCCATGGACTCAGCCGCGATTGGCTTCCATCCCATGAACGCGTAGTAGTTGCGTGCAATGTCATGGCTAGGCAGGTTGTTGTGGTTGTAGAACACAACCTCAGTCATGTCACCTTCAAAGCCTTGGCTCAGAGGTAGGGTCTCTAGTTCGGAACCGTCAATGTAGTTAGGACGGAAACCGATGTAGTCAGGGAATCCCATAAAGCCGTTGGTGAAGAACCTACGGATTTCAAAGGTGCCGTCAATCCACAGTTCAGTTGCCCATTCGCCACGGCTGTAGACACCGGATTTAACGACGACGTGGTGCCACTCGCCGTCCGCTAGGTTGCGAACGCCTGTGAACTCCTTGTCAACCATGTCAGGGGTGCCAGCAAAGATGCGGCTGCGGAAAGTCAACTTGCCGTTGGACAAGAACAGTTCTCTTGCGGCATAACTGCTGCGGACACCAGCGGTGGTCTGTGTGGAGTCAGCACCAGCCATTAGGAAAGCGTTGGCCTTGTCGGTCCTAAAGGAGAACTCGACTGTGGTTGCAGCGGCAGAGCCGTCCTGAATCTGCGCCTCGTCTGCATTGCTGCCGCCCGGCTCGGTCTGCTCTAGGTAGTCGCCAACGTCAAAGTGGACACTGTGCCTGTCGTCAGGACCGTCATAGTTGCCAAAGTCCACGCCGTAGTAGATGCCGTTGTATGTAGCCATACGGTCAACAGCGGTAGAGGTAACGTCGTTAAGACGCTGCCAGACCTTAGGCGCAAGGGCAAAGACCCTCTGGAAGTAGGCATCCTCGGCTTCCTCAACGATAATCGGTGAGCCGTTGACCAAGGCTGGCTTAACCCATGACGCGGTAGCAGCGAACGGCTCAGAGTTGGCGATAACGCCGATGGTGGTTTCAACGTCAGCGTCAACGAACTCAGCCGCAACCGTCATTGGGTTGGCACTAAGGTTGACTTGGATTGCGAACGCGCCTGCTGGCATGTCTGCGGCAGCCGTCATTGGTGTTGCTGTGTAGTTAACGGTGCGCGTGCCAGCAACGATTGGGTCAACCATCAGGCCGCTAGCAGTCATAGGGTCAGCGGCGTTAATCTCCGCAATACCTACAGACGGCATCACAACAATTGCGTCTACGGTCATTGGCTGAGCGGTGTATCCACCCGGAGTTGAAACGGACTCGTAAGCCAGAACAAGCATTGGGTCTTCTGCCGACTCGACCATGTGCACACTGCGGTTGTTACCGTCACCAAGTAGCCTCAACCCATAAAAGCCAGAGGTACTGACTAGGCTAGAAACGTCAAAGTCCCTGTAGCCTGCCGCCGCGCTCACCGACTGCGTAAAGCCGGTACCAAATGTGTGAGTAACGTCTGCGGTATCCCAAGCAGCGGTGATTGGCTGCACGGTAATGGTGTTGGCTGCAACGCGGGAGTCAAAGTAGACGCGTAGTGTTGCCGAGACTAGTCCTGCGTCGCTAAAGCCATTAGGAAGTGTGAAGTCAAACAGCGCGCCAACGCCAGAGGTTAGGCTGACCGAGTTATTGCCCGTGACCGGGTTCGTGGTCTCGTTGGCCTGAACGTCACGAGACGGAGTGATGGTCGCCGCGCCGTAGCCTCTTGCAGTTGGCATGGCTGCGGTAGCAGTCATTGGGCTGGCGCTGTAGTTAATGATGTTCTGCTTGACTCCACCCGGGAATGCCACGTCAGCGGTCATTGCCTGACCGGTGTAGCCAGCGTCTGCGTAGTTCATACCGGCTAGGTAGTGGGTGCGGATGCGGGTGGCTGAAAGCGCTGAGTTGTAGATTGCTACTTCATCAACGGTTCCCGTTAGTGAGAACTGGCTACGGTTGTCACCGATGTAGAAGACACCGTTTGTGCTTAGCGTGCCGGGGTCACCGGTGGCGGTAGCAACTTCAACACCGTCTAGGTACAACTTGTGTGACGTGCCATTGATTACCGCTACTCCGTGGTGCCATGCATTGTCGTTGACTGATGCGCTGCTGGTCATGCCGGTGGTACCGGCAGTGAAGGATAGTTTGCCCAAGGCGCTGATGTTCATGTACCAATACGGGCTAACGAACCACATAACGATGGTGGCGTCTGTGTCTGTGGTCTTAAACCAAGACTCGACTGTGAACACATCGTCCGATGCGTAGGAAACGTTGTGGCTGGCCTGTGTTAGATAGTTTGTGGTGCCACCGTTCAAGGTAACGGCGCTGTCTGGCCCACCCGGAATACCAGTGACGGCGCGAGTAACACCGGCTGCAACGGTCAGGTTCTGTGTTGCCTGACTACCGCTGTTGACCGCGTTACCCGATGCTTCACCCAACTTGTAGTAATAGAGTGGTGAGTCTGCTGCTACTTCTGCTGTATACGTCATAAAAATAGCCGCAAGCGGTTAGACCGCTGCGGCTAGTTCCTTTCCAAAGTAGTTGTCTGGCGCTACAGCACTAAGGCTGTGGCTACCTAGGGTTGGGCATGAGAATGAGGCGACCAACGCGACTCGCGTTAGCGCCTTAGTGAACCATTGGACAATTGCGCGAACAATCGCCTTGGTCATTTCAACGTCTGCGGTCATGCTGACCGCCTCAATTCTCACGTCCATGTTTATACGTCTAATCCTTATGCCACGGTGATACGGACGATTCCAGTGGAATCGAACGTGACTGTGAAGTTACCGTTGGTGCTTGACTGGTCGGAACCAAAGTCAATGTAACCAATAAGTACCTTCTGGGCCGTTGTTGCTCCTGCGTCGTCATAAATGACTGCGTAGCGTGCGGTAATGGTGCTTGCGCTCCATACTGCGTCCGCTGCGTCAAGAACAATCACGTTGCTTGCTGAGTCATAGGTGACCGTCTTTGAGGCTAGGGTTGCTCCACCAGCGGTGTAGCCTGTTCCTGATACCTCGTTCGCAACAACGTCGTCCCAATAGTCATGCGTGTCCTGATTAGGCGTGTATGAACTAGACACTAGTGCAATCTTGATTGCGTCTGTGTCGAAATCGACTTCCTTGTTAAGAGCCTTAACTAGGAAGTTGCCATACATCTTGCTTGCCATTAATTAATCATTCCTTTTCATGTTATTTGGGTGGCGGGGAGGTTGCCCTCCCCGCCGTCTAAGCCGTTAGGCTCACACTGCTGCGGTTAGTTCAACGACGCGTGCTGCGTCTGCCTCAGCCAAAACGAATGCACGACGAGCGCGCATCTTTAGTTCAATGTTGTCGTTTGCCCACTGCTCTTGGTCAGAGACCTTAGACTCTGGACCAGAACGAACACCTAGAATTAGGTTGCTCTTGTTAGCGACAATCAACAGCGGGTTACCGGTAGGTGCGTCAGACGCGGTTGTGTTGGTCTTTGCACCAGCGGAGAATGCCAACTGGTGTCCGAAGACGGTTGGAACTCCTGCGCCTAGAACACCTGCGGTGTCAACGACGCGAAGGCCGTCAGCATCCTTTAGGTTGCGTAGACTCATCTTGAACGCTGGGTGAGCGATAACTACAAGTCCACCCTTACCGTTGTTCTCCATTTCACCGACTGCCTCGACTAGGTCTTCGTAAGTAAGCGCGCCAGCGGTTGCTGTGCGGTTACCTGCTCCGACTGCCTGATACACGGACTCAAATGGTCGCGTGCCACCATTGGCTGCGCCAACGGTTCCTAGGCATGCGTTGTCCAACTTCGTTGCGAAGTTAGACAGCCATGTGCGCCTTGCGGCTGCCATTGCATCAACGATTGCATCCTCTGTGTCCTCAGATGAGAACGCGTAGCGGTTTGCAAACTTGATTGCGTCAAGAATGACGCTGTCAAGGGTTGGGTCGTTTAGAGGGATAAGTGCACCCTCGGCAACAACGTCAACGCCGTCGTCAACGAAACGTGGGACCTTTGCTTGGTCGGTAACCATGTTGACCTTGCGGGCAACTGCCTCAACTGCGGAGACGTTAACGTCCTTTAGCAGCGGGTCTGTGGTGTACTGAACCGGAATCCAGCCATTGTCAACTGTTAGGTCTGTAAATGTCATAATTTATTCAACTCCTCTCATTAGAAAATTAGATTCGATAGGGACTCCAATCTGTAGTGCTTAGGGAACGTCCATTCCCACGGTCATTCAGAGGGTCCGAACCGGCTCCAATCGTCCAATTGAGAGTTCGGTTCTTTCTTCCTCTATTGTAATTGTTAATCTGTTCTAATGCAAAATTCAGACGGCATTAGTGGGATAGTGCTGCTCTTACCTGTTCACGCAATGGGTCAGCCTGTTGTTCTGCAACTGAGTCGGCATGAATGTCTGCTCTACCGCCCACCCTGCGCTTAGGTTCAAAGACCTCTGGCAGGTCTTTGCGCCATTCCTTTAGTTTGTCGTCAAGGCCAATCAGTTCGCCCTTGTCGTCAAAGTCCAGTCCGTCAACCTTCACGTACTTCAAGACCCTGTCCACGTCCTTAATGCCTTGACTGGTCAGGGTGGACTTAATCTCTGCGGTCAATGCACGGCTGCGCCATGAATCGTCTGACACCTGTGTCTTTAGTGTTTCGACTTCCTTGTGGGCGTTAGCCAACTCAGAGCGCAGAGTCTTTAGGTCTGCTTGTGCCCTGCGTAGTTCTGCCAAGACCGCTGGTGGGTCTTGGACTTGCTCATTTGTCTGTTCTGACATGTTTTCCTCCTGTGGTGTTTTTTGCTCGTTCTTCTTCTCTGACCTTCACTACATCGTGAACGTCAGAAATCTTTATCTCGCCCGTAATCAACGGTGCGTTAATCTTGACTTGCAAGTACATATAGGCGTGCATTAGTGCCAACGTTCCACGTACCGCCAATCCGGTGCCTGTAGGGTCTGTGATGGTTCCTAGAACCGCCAACAGACCCCACAGGATGAAGCCGATAAAGGCTCCGCGCCTCAGCGACTCAATACTCTTGCGGACTACCCCGACCAGCAGTTGTGCCCCGCCAGCGAGCATGATTCCGCCCCAAAGGTTCTCTGAACCAAGTTGAGCCATGAGAGCGAAGGCGGCGCTGCCAGCGAAGACGTGGGTAGGTAGCAATAGGGTGATGCCATAAACCATCATTCCGATAGCCAGAATCAAACAGATGCCCCTTGACGGGGCAAAGTTGGTCATGGCCTCCTTGATGCGGCTCCACATCAGGCAGCGACACCCCTACCGCCGTTGTCCTTAGCCTGTTCGGTTAGGCCATTGCGGTTGGCGAAGGTCTCGTTGTCGTCCGTGGAGACCCTTGCCTCTGGCTTGCGTGTGTAATAGGCACCCTCTTGGGCTTCCAATGCACGTTCAGCCATAATCTTTTCAATCTCTGCTTCTTCGTACCCGCCCTCGCGTAGAGCCTGACGGTGGGAAAGACCAGCGTTAATCTTCTTCAACATCACGTCCCATTCGGAAAGTGAGTCGAATGACTCGACCGTGTCCCACTCAACGACTAGGCGAGCCTTGATGGACTCTGCCTTTAGGATGAAGTTGAACAGTTCACGCCACGTTGCTCCAAAAGAAACCTGCCTATCGGCTACCTTCTTCAACAGCGGTGCCTCAGCAACGCGTAGTGCTTCTCCACCAGAGACGTTGAAGCCCCTGTCTAGGTAGTGGAACGGTGTGTCCGTTAGGCTGGCAATAGCCAGTTTCAAAGCCGTGACTGGCTCTAGGAACACCTTTGGGTCGGCTGGCTGGAACTGACCAACGCCGTGAATACCCTTTAGGTACCATAGGCTGCCCGGCTCTCCCTTTAGAGAAGCGATGTTCTCGCGCTCGGTGTCGTCGTCGTTAAAGTCAACAACCTCGTTGTCACCTGTCATAGCCA